CCAGTATTGGCTTGCAGTACGCTGTGATCCCTATAGAGGTACTGGGTGAACCTCTCTGTCTTAGTTTTGCGGCAAACTCGTTACAGGTGTCGATACTACGGAAGCACATAGCCTCACGACAGTCATCGTTAGCTACCTCGACGCCACCTATGGTCATTATAAGTACAAAGACGTGGATCACAGCGCATAATTCTCTTAGTCTCTTAGTCTCTTCGCTTTGGCACAGGAGCCATATTAAACGCAATGCTTATCCTGTCCTTGCTTGACTTGTTTACGTCAACGCCGTGAGCAAGCCAGCTTGGAAATATATGTATGTTTCCTGATTTTGGCATTATTGCGAACGATTGGCTTGTGAACGGAGTATCCTCGTCAACTGGGTAATTAAGCATTGACGCGGCAGTTCTAGGGTCTCGAAAGTATAGCAAACCACTTTCCTCGCCTTCTGCCTGTATGTAGTAAACGCCGCTAAACAATGAACCCGGATGAATGTGCTCCTTGTTAGAGGAGCCTGTTGGGTTAATGTTTATCCACGCCTCCAGAACATACTCAACCTTATCGCTAAAATTTTCAGACTGCGCCACACCAACGCAGGCGTCACCGATCATTTTTGTAATGTCTGCAAACTCTTCCCTAGTCTGTACATCAGCGCCACTTTGCCAACCCAGAACATTAGAAAGATTTGCAGACTCACGAACCTCTTCCTTTAACGCGTAAGCTCTTTCAACTAAGGTTTCATTCAGTTTTTCGGAGTCATTTAGTTCATTGCTCCATATAACTGTTGGGAATAATGCCTCTGCTTTCATTCAGGTTTTGTCGGCCAATCAGATTCCAATAAATTTGGAAAATTTGCGTGAGTTGTAATGTCGCGCAAGGACTGCCGATAAAGCCTCATTTCTTCGGTGAGAGTGTTGTCACTCAAAGCCAAATAATCTGTGTCGCGCAGCAGGTTGTCTCTGATGTTTCTAGTCGTTGCAACTACTGAAGCGGCATGATGAGCCTTCTCTTCATCAGTCAACTCAATAACATCAAAGCCGATTCTCCAAACTCCATCGCTTTCAAGAATAGGGTTTTCTCTGCTAGTTAGCTTGTGTGTTGCCCTGTCAAAGTCTGGCTCAGGTATTACCTCAACGGGCACAATTCCAACAGACAGCAAAAAATCATTAGACAAATCTTCAGGAAAACTCACATTTGGGTTTTCTCTTTTATATCTGTTTAACGAATAAGGAAACTCGACAAGAGTTGTCCCATCTACTTTCGCATATAACATTTAATAGTCTCCGAATTATTACGCCAGTGTGTAAGTCGTCGTATCTAAATCTGCGCCTACACCCGAACTTCCTGCTGCACTAGTGCTTATGGTTGTAGTGGATGCTGTAACGCTTAATGTGGATAATGTTGCTACCGTTGCGGTAGTTATGTCTCCAGAAATATCAACAAAGTTGTAATCACCGAAATCACCCAAAGTATCCTCGCTTATAAAGGCGACAAACTGATCATTATTGTTCGTAACAACTCCTTGAACTATAAGCCTTCCATCTGAATGCTCTGTAACAGACCGAGTGTATGTGGTAACGCCAGACTTCCGCATTGCCTTTGCGTATATAATGCTGCCGTCTGAACTGTCTAGCTTCATTATTAAACCAGAATCGCCGATTGTAGGATGCTCATAACGACCACTGATCAAAAGATCGCCATCGCTGTGTTCCGCGATAGACCAAAATTGAATTGTTACATCGTAAGTGTAGTAGCATTTATTCCAATCTAAGGTTAAAGATATTGTCCCGCTTAACCTGCCAACATAACCCATTTGTTTAGCATTATTGATACTCGCCCCTGTAAATGATCCGGCTGAATAGAAATAAGAATTACCGCAAATGCTCCGAGACAGTCCTGACCAAGCTAACTGATCGCTATTAGCATAGGTTGTGCTCAAAGACAGACTGTAAGCTCCCGCAAATCCAAGGGTTGGACTAAGTATTGCATGCCCAGAAAAGTTGTTTTGATCCCACCTATTATTGGAAACTACATAATTATTGCTGCCTATAACTGTTAGAGCTTGAGCGTTGTCATTCCTGTTAGAACTGTACGTCAGTTGCGCAGAATTAGTTATTGCATTACTAGTATTTATTCTGTCGTAACTGGCTCGATAGTCTCCGCTGTAAAGCCTTGTGCCTCCAACATAAAATGCTCTTTGGTTTGTAGCTGTCGGGTTCTCATGTTTAGCGCAATACAAAAAGTCTGTAGAGAGCTTCCAAGTTTGCCCGGTAGAGTACACCCATGTGCTCGCGTAAATGTAGTTGATCAAATACCCTTGGCTGTAACCAGCACACCATCCCGCCCAAACAGAAGAATTATCCGAGGTTGAGGTATCTCGATATATCAACAACTCTTGTACAGACATCTGAGTTGCTGAACCAGAACTCTGCGTATTGTAGTCAGAAAATGAATCAGGCATTGAGCCGTCAGAAGAGTCAATCATTCCGGCCCACATTGCAGAATAAACTCCAGAACCACCCGGATACGGATAGATTCTACCTGCAACATAAACATGGTCTGCCCAACTAGCACCAAAAACTGACAGAGCCTCTACGGGTTTACAGTCAACCTGTATATACACACTGCTTGTGTTCAGAACGCCAAACTCAGTTAAAAACCCACCACCGACTACGCCGCCTGCACCCGCGGCGCTAAGTACAATTTTTCGGGAAGCTATACTCATGCCATTGCGTCTCCAGCCAGAAAACCATACCAAGTTGTTCCGCCATCATAGGTAATGAAAACTAATACATCAGTCTCACCACTCGCAGGTGCATCAGGCGCTGTTCCGCCGGCCCAATCCACTGAAGCAGGCCAAGTGATTGTGTGCGTACCGCCGGCAGTCAGTTGAATAGTCATGCCATACGCAGTTCCAGAAGCTGGAGGATTGCTAAAGGTAAACGTGGTATTTCCTGTAGTGCTGAGAGAGAAATTATTTGCAGTCTCGCAATCTACGTTTGGAGTTGTTCCTGATAGAGCGGCATAGGTTTCATTGTAACTAGTAGCCTTGAGTTCCGCTGCAAGCGTTACATCTCCATTCACGTCAGCGGTAACAGCCTTGCTGGCCTCAGAGGTTCCCAGAGTAGTAATGTCTAGGTAGTTAAGCTCTGCTGTGGAAGCGGTCACGCCATCGAGAATATTTAGCTCTGCCGCTGTGCTTGTAATTGCTGACCCAGATAGCTGTAGGGTAGTTGCATTAACCTCACCAGAAGCGCCATAAATAACGGCTTTACTATTCGCAATAGTTCCTGCAACAGAACCATCTAAAAGATTAACCTCCGCTGCCGTAGAAGTAACGTCAGTAACTTGAGACAGTGTTATGTCTCCGCCCGGCACACTAGTATTAGCATCGACAACTGCTGCACCTGCCCCCGCGCCATCCAGATAAACGACTTTTGTAACTCCAGTAGCTATGGTGACATTAGCGCCAGAGCCTTGCGAGATGTTGATCGACTGACTGCCAGTAGTAGCGTTCTCAATGTACATTACACGAGAAACAGTGTTTGGAGCTATGGTCAGTGTTCTAGTCGCCGTGAGAGTCGCACTAGAGGTAACCTTGAAATACAACGCACGGGCCGGATCAGTAGTGCCATCTGCTACTGTAGTGGTTGCATCGGCGTCAGTCGTAAAACAGTCCTGAGTGTTGTATCCCAGAGCTTCACCAATCAACTCAAGATTGGTGTTTGTACTTGTACCCCAAGTGCCGTCTTCGTCACCCGTGGTAATTTCTTTGAGTCTTAGGTTGTTTACATAAGTAGCCATTGTTAGCTCCTATAATGACGCATCGCCCGTTGCCGGAGGCACCGAGGTCGCATATATTTTAGTATTCTGTTGCAAATTTAAAACTTCGCCACAATCAGAACAAGTATCCGCTTCTAATTCAGCTTCATCCAAATCAAAGCCGCAATTTGCACAAAGAATTTCTACTTCATGGCGAGGGTCAATACCGCTCTCTAAATTTTTAGCTTCATTTACAGTTCTCACGCTGCTATCTCCGTCCAATTTGCATCCTGATCTGGGACTATTTGTCCCCATACTAGCACATTTCCTACCTGTCCAGTGGCCTGTACTCCTATCGGGTAGACCTTAGCCGTGCCTATTTCTGTTGTTTCGCCTAGTGCTGTGGTGCCCTGAACGCCTGTTACAAGGACTCTCTGCTGTAGGTCTACCGTAGCAGTTCCTAGCGCCGTCGTGCCCTGTACGCCGGTAACATTTACTGTCGCAATACCAGTAACAGTCGGGCTTCCAAGAGCTGTGGTGCCCTGAACCCCTGTAACTGCAACATCTACTGTGGTTACTGGCCCTGCTATACCTAGAGCGGTTGTACCCTGTACGCCTGTTACCGCAACAATAGCGTCAGCTTCGACACCCACTGTGCCTAGTTCGCTCGTGGCTTCTAGGCCCGTTGCGTTTACGTTAGCGTCGGCTTCAACTGAAACATTACCCGCTGTTTCGTTGATTATATCCGTAGAACCATTGGCACCGTCAAAATGCAGTAGTGCTGTAGTGTCGCTGTCTACTCCGTACTCTGCAACCGGTTCTGTGAAAGATGTGCCTTCATAACGGGCTACAGATGAAAGTCGTACCTCATCAATATACCCGTTAAAATCACCAAAGCCGTTCTTACCAACACTAAAGACGCCATTATCAGGTTTATTAGCTGTAGTAAAAGTATCTTCTAAGGTTCCATTTTTATATATCCTATGAACATTTCCTTCTCTTTCATAAGATAACATTGTCCAAACACCGGCAGACACGGTGACTGAACTACTAATAATTGTTGATGGGTTTACAACCCAGTAAACTTGGTTACCTAATAAATATGACTGTTCTGTTTTGCTTGTACCAGTCTGCCAAATTCCTTTGTAACCTGTAACACTTGTCGGACGAATCCACAAATCTACTGTGAAATCGCCCGAACTCAAGTCAATGTTATCGTCAGACGTTACAAAGTCATCTGTGCCATCAAGCAGTAGTGAAGCTGAACCAAACTTAGCTTGGGCAGTTGAAAGCTGAGCAGCACCATCTGCGGTAAATTCAGAACCGTTATTTAGTGTTGAAGCCTCTGCGGAAACCCCAGTCGGGAATACTCCGACACCTTCTTTAACGGTTACTGAGCCAACCGCGCCAGTGGCGACAAGTCCAAGGGATTCACCCCATGCACCTTGACCCCAAGGGCCTCTACCCCAACCACCAAGATTGACGGTTACTGGTACGTTTTCACCCCAAAGGCCAGAACCCCAAGTGTTTCGGCCCCAACCCGACATTTTTAAGCTATCCTAATAATTGCGTTACTAGCGTCCGCAGTCGGAAACACAATAGTAAAATCACCGGCTGTAGACGTCTTGTCTGCACCGAAGTCTAAAACAGCAATAGCCTTATTAGATTGGGTGCTGTTGTAAATCAACGCGCCACGAGCGGTAATAGTGGCAGTTGACCAAGTAGTGTCGTTGAAATCAGTAAAGGCCGTAGTGCCGGTGCTGGTGGGCGCTACCGCTGTAAGCGAGTTTCCACCCGCAGAATAGCCTGTACCAGACACTTCGTTAGTGGCACTGTACGCCGTGGTTGTGGCATCCAAAGACGCTGAACTGGTGTACAGCGCAATGTACATGCTGTCCGCAGTAGTGCCTGCTCTAGCGACCGTGGTTCCAAATGCGTGTATACCGTTAAGAAGCTCCACTTTGAAGCTCGTACACATTGCTTGAGTAATAGCCATAAGGGGCCTCTCCTATAATTTACGGATTATGTTGGCCAACTCAGCGTGGCCTTGCTTTTGGAGTTCTGCACAAATAGTGGTTCTATCTGACTTGATAGCTTCTTTCATGTAGAACACTAAAACCTGTCTAATTTGTTCTTTAAATACCAGAGCCTGCGCTTTGACCTGCTCATCAGCGTCTTTACTGACATGCAGCAGTTTTTCCAAAGCACGATCTGCCAACTCCTCTGGCGTCCAGCCACGATTACTGGTGGTATGAACGTCTACCTTAAAACCATTGTCAAAAGTCGTCTGAACGCCTTCAATCAAACTTCTATCCCTCTAGTAGTCTGCCCATCACGATACGCATCTTTTCTCATCTTGCCGTCGCCAAGATTTATTAACAACGTCATAGCTTGCACGTACAGCTTCTCGTACAACGCCACCATATCAGGCTCACCTTTCTGGAAGCGTATCGCTTCAACCAGCGCACCATTCAACAGCGCAGAATCAAACTCATTGCCAAGCCATGTAGTACCGGCGGTTACGATAGACTCTGGGTAATAACCATAGTGCAGTTCTACATCGTAGTTGCTGTCAGGAGTAGGCCCTAAAATAAAAGCTCTGTCATCAAACCAACCGTAATGCTTTGGTGTTCCAGTAGTAGATGGGTTTGGATAGGCTTCCCGCATAAAATTAACGTCTTTATCCAACAAGTAAATGTAATTACCGCTGCCATCCACAATAGCTAAAGAATAAACATGCAAAAGATCAGTCGGATACACTAAATACTTATTACCAGAAGTTGTGTTTCCTGTTTGATTTTTACGGAGCGCAGGCAACTGAACAGAGTTGTATATTTTCTGTTCAGCTTGCTCAGTAAACATAGCAAGTTGAGCTGCGGTAAAAGTCTGTTCGCAGATATCTTCTATGTTTGTTGTAAGCTCAGTGTAGTTCACTACGCCATCGGCCCTCGTGACATTGTGCCTTTAGTAGCTGCACCTGCTCCCCGCATCTTGATACCACTAGTCTTGACATCAATAGGTTGGTTGCAGCACTCGGACTTATACACCGTAGGCTGGTTAGGAAATTCAATAACCTTTGGCGCCTTCTTGCTTTCTCTTTTCATCTCGTAACTCCTAACTAGTTGTTACTGTTACTGTACCGACCTGACCTGTTGCTTCTAAATTATCAGGAGTTAGCCCGTCGTTACTGTTAAATCCTACGGGGTTCCAGCCCCACTGTATGTCTCTACTGACCTCTAACTCAGCGCTATCTGGTCTTGGATCACGTATAGCTTGCGGATCATCTACTGGAAACTCACCTAACCTATTCTGCGGCTGGTCAGGATTCCAGCATTCTGGACACGCTTTTAAATTCGTTTTGTTGTTCTTTCGTATAAGTTGTTTAAGTT